ATTTTTGTAATGGTCAATTGCCCATTTTAATACTAAAAGATTTTTTTTAAATATTTTTGTATCAAATCCTGTTCTAACAAATTCCCCAATTTCATTTAAACCATCTATTGAAATTGAAAAATGAACATTTCTAAAATCTTTTAAATGTTCAAATATAGTTTTTCCTTTGTATTTTAAAATACTGAAATTTGTATTATACATTATTGATATGTGTTTTTTATCTTTAATAGATTCCAATAATTCAAAGTGTTCTTCTAATACAAATGGTTCTCCACCTGCAAAATATAAAATTTCAATATTCTTTATAGAATCTTCATTTAATTTAAAATTAACTTTATTAACACCACTCAGTTTTTCTTTACCAAAATATAAAACATTTTCATTTGTTTCGTAAAAATCCGCTTTCTCCTCTTGCCATTTTGTAGAAAATCCATCATTACAAGTTCTACATTTAAAATTACATATGTTTGAAGGTCTTAAATCTAAGGAAATAAAATCTGGTTCTATATGCCCTTTAAATTTCTTTTTACTAAAATATTTTTTTTCTAATTTTTTTATTTTATCGGAGTGATGTTCATTCCATTTGTTTCTAGATGATTTTATATCTTGTTTTTCCAAATCATAACAAGCTTTACAATAATCATTTTCTACACCATCAATCATATCCATCCTTAATTTTTTATACTCATCGGAATTGAATGCATCATCAATATTTGTAGATTTCAAATCAATATCTGTAAATTGCTTTTGTGAATCACAACATGGTTTTGCCGTTCCATCCATATAACCATTAAGATGTATAAATGGTAATATACAAAATGATTTGTTCATTATATTTTTAATTTTAATTTTGTTATTTCTTTTTTTTCTATACCATATTTTTCACAAATATACTTAATATTTTCTCTACCTTCTCTGATTGAGTATAGGATTTCAATATATTCAATTGCTTGTATTTCTGAAACTAAAAATTCTTTTTTAATTAAATCAATTAAGAATCGTTCATACTTATCTTCCGATTTACCCTTAATATATTTTAAAAAATATTTACCCTTTGGAATCACATTAATATATAGACTATACATTTCTTTTGGAGACAATGTTTGACTCAATGGGAGTAAAGTTGCAATCAATTCTACCCATTCTGGTTTCATAGAAAGAAAACGATTAACCATAAAGTTACTCCATGATTTTAAATCCTCTTCTGATAATTTATCAAAATAATTTGGATTTTGTTCAGAAGTAATTGCATTAAGATGGTCAAATAATTTTTTAACTGCCATTATTCTGCAATTTTTGTTTCTTGCAGTTCTTGTGGTAATAATTCATTCAATGCTTTTCCACATGATGCACATACATATAATTCAATAGGCATAACCGAATCTTTTGGTTGACCTGTTAATAAACGAGATATCTTTTTAAATCTATATGCTGGTAAAAATATCTTTCCACCACATTCACAATCCATATCTCTTGCATCGTTTAAGTTAAAATTCGGGGGTAATTGTTGTCCTTGTTCCATTTTGTTTATTTTATAATGTTTAATATTTGTATAATTGTAGACATAAATACGATTTCTTTATCCACCACCAATGCATCCTTTGAAAGACCATCTGCAATAGTCAAAATCACATTTGCTACATTTCCTGTTGCGTATTCATCTACTTTGTCGTATAACATTGTATACATTTCTGAATAGTCGTTTAATCTATTATCAGCTACTGCCTGTCTAATTTTCATAAACATATTTCGCTTATCGTCACTTTCTTTTAAAAGGTCAATAAGTTTAGTTGCAAAGTTTGCTTCAACCATTACTCTATGGTCTACTTTTAATTCTCCCTTTGCAGATTGTAATTGACAAGTGTTAAGTATCCTTCTAATATCTGGGTAATACGAATTAATCACATCAGCCATATTCTTTGGTTCAAACTTAATCTTTTCAGCATCTAATATCTTTGCTACCTGAACTGCTACATCCTTTTTAGTCGGAGGAGTGATTGCGAAAGACTGACATCTACTTTGGATAGGGTCAATGATTTTTTCAATGTAATTACAGGTTAAGATAAATCTACAATGTTTACTGAATGTTTCCATTAAGTTTCTCAAAATCGCTTGTGCTCCCGGTGTCATATAATCAAACTCATCTAAGATGATTACTTTGAAACCTGCAAAACCAACCGATGATGCGAAGTTTTTTACTTTTGTTCTAACAGTATCTACATTGTTTTCATCTGATGCGTTGATAATCATAAAGTCACATTTGATTGTGTTTACGATTAGTTTAGCAAGTGTGGTCTTACCCGTGCCCGCTTTTCCGTATAACAACAAATGTGGTATATCGTTTGCATCTAAATATTGCTGAATCGTTTCTTTGATGGTTTCATTACCAACATAGTCAGCAAGAGTTTGTGGACGGTATTTCTCCACCCACAAACTATGTTCTCTTTTGTTTATATCGTTTGCGAAAAAACTCATATTATTTTCCAGTTGAACCGAATCCGCCTTCACCTCTTTCGGTGTTATTTAATTCTTGTACTTCTTCAAATTCGATAGGTGGGTATGGGATAATCATAATTTGACAAACTTTATCACCTATTTCATATTTTTTAGATGCAACTCCTCTTTCTTTTCTAAATGTAGCCTGCAGTTCTCCTCTATATCCACTATCGATTACTCCAACACAATTTGTTAAACTTAAATCGTATTTTCTAATTGATGAACGAGGGAATACTAATCCTACAAATCCATAAGGAATTTCCATTGCCACACCCAATCCGTATGTAATTTGAAATGCTTCCTCACTTACAATCGATGTTGCTACTAAATCTAAACCAGCATCTCCATCTTTTGCGTAAGTGGGTATAACTACTTCTGGACTAAGCTTCTTTATTTTGACTTTCATTCTGTTTTTTTCTTTCTAATTTTGTTTCTTCACTAATTTCTCTTGGGAAAATTTTAAATATCATTCCGTTTTGTTGAAAATTAAGTCCTTCACTTTCCACAGGCTGTAATTGTAAAACTAATGGAGTAGGTTCTTCACCTTCGTTTGACCATGCAAATACAATTGGTTCGTTGTTAAAAAATTGAAAACACCATTCTGCATCTTTAATTGGTTGTGCTTCTGGAATATTTACTTCCTCTTGTGGGGATAATTCATAACCAACTTCCGTTGGGAATAATTCTAATTGTTCTTTACTCATTTTTATTAATTTGAAATTTCTACTAAATAATATTTACATACAAAATCATCAATTTGGAATTCAACATTTGATAATCCGTCAGTTGAAACTTTTAATTTTGCTGATGTTGCTTCTTTGTTTGCAGTTAAGATTTCTTTTAAATACTTAGCTGAGAATGAAATTGGTTTTACTATTTCTGTATAATCTTTTTGTACAGTAAATGTAACTCTGTTTGTTGAGATTGCAGAATAACCAATTGCCATTTTTAAATCACTACCTTCGGTAAAGATTGTGAAAGTATCTATGTCAGTTAATGCACCTTTTGCTTTGATAAATTTGTCAATCATATTAGATGCCATATCAATTGAAATACCAAAATTAGGTAATGTTTTCAAATCTGGTACAGGTGGAATAACTCCTAAGTCTGCTAGTTGATAAGATGTTTCAGTTTCGTCTGATACGAATTTTAATGATACTGATTTATCACCTGATTTATCAACTTTCAATGTTAAATCGTTATCCAATACACCAATCATATTTTTTAATAATGATGTTGTGTAAATACCTACATTGATTGGTGTTGATGTGTAAGCGTTGTACTCAACCTCACCTAATAATGTTTTGTCATCTGAAATAAATCTAACCGATAATTTCGTTCCTTCAGCGTTCCACGCTACTGATTCAATAAGTCCACCTAGTGAATACTTTTGAATGAATTTTAATAAATTGTTTTTGTTCATGTTTTATGTTTGTTTTACTAATATACGACTAATTTTTGATAATACCAATTTTTTTCATATGGTTATGCAAATTTTCTGCATATTTTTTATTTTCATTTGGTTTCATATATTTACTATCATCTTTAAAATATGGATAATCACCATCGAATCTATTGTCATCAACATATTCTGTTTGTAAAAATGTACCATTCCAAGTAAATGGAATATTTTTTACTTTTAAAAAATTACTAATTAATAAATGATTTTTATACCAATTTATAAAATCATCCTCATCGTTTGATGCATAATTTAAAGCTTCAAATTCTCTTTTTCCGTCCGGATGTTCTTTGTAATATCCCCAAGGATTAGGTGCATATGGTTCTATTCCTATATTTTTTGTATAATATTCTCTATGATTTGGATATGTATACATTATATTAACAAAATCAGGATTAATTTTATCAAAAAATGTAAGTAATACTCTACATATATAATCGTTGCTTCTTCCACTATATCCAAAATTTAAATCTACACCATTTGATATAAGTTTTGAAAGATAATGTGAATAAGTTTCATCATCATTTACACCAATACCTTCAGTATATGAACTACCAATTGACATGATTTTAAATCCTGTTTTTAATGTAGAGTCTCCTCTAAACCCATATTCATTATAAGTGTAAGTATTTTTATTACCGTAATCAGAACCAGAACCTTTAAAACTAGTTCCTTTTCTTTCTTTTAATAACCACTTATATGAAGTCACATCAAAATAAAGTGGTTTCCAATATTTTAAACTTTTCATAATTAAAATGCAAAAAACTTTTTTGCTGTTTTTGTATCTGCGGTAACTTTATCCCACTTTAATGCGTTATAAAAGTCATCTAATTTGTTTTCTAATTCTGCCTCAAATATCTTATCTCTATCAATATATTGTTCTACAAAGTCCATAATTTCTTTTGGGTCATTATAATCTTTGAATGCCAATGTTTCTAAACCTAATGGATTATTTTTAAGATATACCCATTTTACTTTATCACCATCTCTAATTGGTTCATTTTTAAAAGGTGCGTTAAAGAATTTCAATAATCGATTATATCCTATTCCAGCTTTAACGTGTGCAGGTGTTCCTTTTTCAAAGTTTGCAATTGATGAACCTGTTTTCCAACTACCATTATCATATTTACTTAACTCTTTGATTGCTCCACCTTTTGCAATTTGATTTACAGGTAGTGTTGGTAAACTTTTCTTAAAGGCTAATAATGTATCATCGATATAATCATGGTCTTTACCCATTAAAATATCTTTTAACATTGTAGACATAAACTTCTGAAATGCTTTAGGGAATGAACTTCTAACTACATCTAAACCTTTCACATCTAATTTGTCACATGATATTCCATTTTTCAAAATCATCCATTGTGCATATCGTTTCTTTGCTACCCAAAATCCTGCTTTAGAGATAAATTCTTTTTTAATCTCAAATCTATGTTTGTCTTTTGGAATAAAGAAAAATCTCTCTGCCAATAAATCATAGAATGAGTTTAAGAATGTTTGTGTTTCAGTTGCAATATTATCCACTTCAACTGCCATTCTTTTTTCATCAAATGTTTTATATTCTGGGTATCTATGTTTTACCAAAGGTTCTGCCATCATATAGATTGAATCCGTATCGATGTATACATTGTAATCATCCGTTGTTCCTAATTCTTTCCAATATTTTCTATTTGCCATTTCAGCAGTTTTCTTAATTACGACTTGTCCTGTTAGTGTCACCGCTTCTGCGTTATCCACATCATAGAAACGAAATGCCGGTAAACCTAAGACACCATACATTGAGTTCAAAAGGATTTTCTGAACTAATTGTCTTTTACCATAGAATTCATATTTTTCAGTATCACCGGCCTCTCCATATTTCTTTTCCAATTTACGGAATTCAACTCTTTGTTTAAACCATGTATTTAAAATGTCTGCAATCAAACCAGGAGTATCTTGTGAATATAATACACCATTTGATGCAACACCTAAATTACTATCTTTAATAACTTCTTCTAATTCTTGTTTAGTGTAATCATATGTTTCACCATCTTTTCCAATTAATCTATAATCAGTTTCTCCACCTTTAATATATTTCTCTGCATCCCAATTTTCAATTTTGCCAATTTTAGTTTCAGGACTGATGTTTAGAGTCATAATAATTGATGGATATAGAGATGTTAAATCCAAATCATAAATCCAATCGTATTTTCCAACAATAGGTTCTTTAACATATGCTCCAATAAACTTTTCCTCATTGTTATCTCTCAATGCCTGCATTCTCTCATTTCTATCCTTTGGTTTATTTGTAGCAACTAATCCTTTTTTCTTTAAGTATGCCAAACATGCTCCCTCTAAGAATTTTGAGGAATAAATGTAATCTTCGTATGGAACAAATCCTGCGTGACATATAGCTCGACATAAATCTATAAACTTTAACTTCTCATCCATTGCTACCACTAAGTCCACATCGACAATGTTATACTCAATAAACTTTTCTAAATCGTTTACAAATAAGTCATCCAAACTTCCTTCATACTCCACCTTACCTCTACCTAATTCTTTTGTTGCGATGTGGTTTAAGGTGTATGCCGATTCCAAACCATAGTTGTAGTTTTTGTATAGTTTGATGTAATCCAAAACAGATACTCCACCAAAACTGAATTTCTCTCTATATGGTGACCAATATGCCTGTCCTATTCTGGATAGTCTTTTTGCATGGCTTTCTCCACATACATTTTTAAGTCTGTTATATAAATACGGAATATCAAAGAAATCTATATTCCACCCTGTAAGAATAGTCGGGTCAACTTCCTGGTAATAATTAAGGAAAGCAAATAAGAGATTTTTCTCGTTATCGAAAATGTGTAGAGTAACTTCTCTCCCATCTTTGTTAAAGTTTTTGGCATTATTTTTTACTATTTTATCTTTGTCTAATACAAATACATCATATAATTTGGTTGCACCATCATGTGCAGCAATTGCAGTAATTTCGTTTTGTGCTTCTTTTGTGTTTGGGAGTCCTGATATCATTTCAACCTCAATGTCAAAAGTCAATACTCTATGACCTGTTGATGGAATATCATTATCGTATATGTCTACTAATACCCTTGTCGTTTCTGGAACATCACTTTCAAATAGGTCATCACTTTCATCCTTATCCCATTTTGAAATACGGGTTAGTTTGTCACCATACATTGAACGATATTGTCCGTACGGGTCTTTTTTATATGCATACTTTCTATATGGCATTGTTTGATATCCATTCTTATCATCCCAAAGATGTATTAAGTTTTTTGTTCTCTCATAGAATATATTCTGATACATAATTATCTCCCCACTTCTTTTAAATATTTTTCTTTACATTGTTCCCACGTCATTCCAATCACATCTGAATAAAATAATATTTCAGGTTTAATTCTATTATCATTATACAATGTGGTATATCGTTTTACAGCTTTATCTTTCCACCATTGGATACTATATTCATCACCTTTTGTAAATCTATTGTTCAACTTTAATCCCGTCTCATCTATTTTACTACATAAAAATGCATTACCATTTTCATACATTTGTGCAAAATATACACCTCTTTTAAATCCATGATTATAGTGTGTGGTTTTAATATCCAACTCTCTAAAAATCATATTAAGGACATTTTGTTTTGGTCCTGTTGAGTTAATTGCCTTTTCGTATTTCTCTGGATATTTTACCTTAATGTATTGATGCCAAACATCGTAATACTTATCATCTGGTTTAATACTAATCATTCCTTTTGATTCACCCAATGTTTTAAAATGTGGAATACCATTGTACATTGACGATGCACCATACAATGCAGTCGTTCCTACCCCTACTAATATATTATTATACTTCTTATACCAATAATCTCTAATAACAGGAGAAGTGGTCATAGTTGCAATTAACTTACCACCTAACATATTATATCCAAATGGTTGAACCGAAACTATTGTAGTTGCAATGGTGGTATTATTTAATTTACCATTTACAAATTTATCATCTTTTGTCCATCCTATAAATTCATCTCTAACACCTAGACTTGTAATATCACTACCTAAACTTATTAGTCCTAATATCTTTCCAGTCAGTTTATCTTTAACATATATTTTAACATTACGACCTGGATTTGCAGTAAAGTCCATTGTGTGAATTAACTTACGAATATCAGACCATTTGCCAGACTCTTTCGGGTCTTCTACTATCTCAACATATGGTTCTAAAGATTGTATTTCTTTAATCGTTAAATCATAATTTGTCAAATCAGTTGGTGTCCATAATAAATCATAATAAGATTGTATTATAGGCAATTTCATCATACTGGTATGCAAATCCTGATTCCACTCTATCCACTTTTTATAAAGTGTTTGTTCTTCAACCGACATTTCGGATATATAATCTAAATTAGATACTAATTCTTTTTTATTACCTTCAAAGTCAAATGTCGTTGTATCTTTCCCTGTTTCCCAAAATTTGTTCATATATGTAATATACTAAAAATTATCCAAATTACCAAAACTTACTTGCAAGTTCTGTTTCAGGTGCAATTGTAGTATGAATTTCTATATCCTTATTAAATTCTCTTGTATCTTTTGGATAATTTTTAGGGTCGTGTTTAAGAGTTTTAAGTAATTCTCTTTTTTCTTTTTTATCTGCACCCAATACCTGTATGTATCTATGTTTTGGTGGTTCTTCCCTTCTCCAAAATTGTTTATATCCTTGCTTACCTATTTCTCTCCTAAGATGTTCTAAATTACCACTACCCCACATTGAAAACACAGTTCTACTATGTATCCACTTGTAAGGGTCATTTGAAAGTGATATTCCGTAATTTGGCATTAATGCGATATCAGTATTCATTCCTTGATAAATCCAATTAGTTGCCTGATAAATACCTCCCAAATGTTCTTGTCCGTTATCTGCGTATGAGATTAAGATTTTAATTGCTTTATCATTTTCTCTAAACCACTTAAACGATTGTCCTAACGCATATGACTCAATGTTTGAACCATATCCATCATCACAATACAATCGTGTCAATTCTAAAATGTTATCTTTTGTAATTGAATCTGAAACTGAATTTGCAGCTCTTGCACCTACTGGGAATCCATACACTAAACATCCTATCAATTTATGACTATCACCAACTGCGTTTGACTCATCGGTTCTATAAAATATTCCCAATGCGTATCTACAAGCCGTCCATGCGTGCGTATAGTGTTTCTTAACTATAATCTCTTTTGCAACTGCTGAACTGATTTCTCTAATTGA